TTAAAAGTATAAAAAATGATTTTTTTACAAAAATATATAAGATATAAAATATTTTTTATTAACCTTTAAACTAAAATAAATATGAGCGAAAGAGAGCATGACGACTTCAATTGGGAACTTTATGAAGACGGGTACACAGGCACCAACAAATTAATTCCAAATAGATCTATAAACGGGAATAACGACAAAAATAAATGTTTTTCCCGTGAACCCTACGCTCAAAAACTCTTCGATATATACACAAACCAAGATACAGATCTTATCAAAAAAGATCTTAAGAAGGGTGAGGTAGTTCGCATAACTGACATTTTTAATATCAAAGATTCATTTATAGATGTTGAGTTAATGGGGGGATTAACTATAACTATTGATTTAACAAGAGAGAAAAAATTTATACAAGTATTTGGTTATAATTCAGCCGCGCAATTCACGGACGCGCTCCGTGATAAACAAGCCATTAAAGAATTTTTAAATAGAGGATTAAATGCATACATTATAGAAGCAACGCCTTCAGTTAAAATTTCATTATGGCAAGGACATCTTAAATCTGTTCGAGATGAGTTCATGGAACAAATAACAAATCCAACTAAAGCATATACAGCAAAAGTTATTGAAGCAAATCGTGGAGGATTCTTCGTTGAAGTTCAAGGCATTGAAGCATTTATGCCAGGATCTTTAGCTGCACCAAATAAAATTTTAGATTTTCAATCATATGTTGGAAAAGAAGTCATTGTCATGGTAGAAGATTTTCTTAAAGAAATGAATTCTTTCATTGTATCTCATAAAAAATATTTAGCTCACGTGCTTCCGTTAATGATTCAACAATTAGATCTTTCTAAAAAATATACCGGAACTGTTACAGGATGTTCAAAGTATGGAATATTTATTGAATTTGACAAACTGTTTACAGGACTATTGCATACATCAAAAATGGATGCGGAAACAAAAGAAATATTTAATTCACGAAAAATTAAAGCAAACGACGCGATAGAATTTTATATATCCGAGATCACAAAAGATAATAGAATAATTTTAACTAAAGAAAATCCTGAGGATAAACTAAAAAAGATACAAAAATTTATTCTCGATTCAAAAGATAAAGTAATTGAATCAACCGTCGCAGCCGTCATGAATTTTGGCGTAATTGTATCAGTTAATGATATTACAGGTTTAATACCCATAAAATCATTTAAAAGATGTAAAATAATGGCAAATAATTTTATTACAGGAGATAAAATAAAAGTAATTTTTGATAATTATGAAAATGAAAAAATAGTCTTTCGACTTCCTGAAAGACATAATCATTTAAATAAAAGTAAAGAGAGCTAGCGCTCTCTTTTTTATTGAATATATAAAATAAATAGATAATGATGTTAAAACCGAAAAGCTATTCAATATTAGAAGTCTTAAATTTTTCTCAAATAGGATTGGTATTCGAATTTTATTCGACTAAAGAGACTAACTTTATGGTCGAAGAATTGGGAAGTTTAATAGGGAAAAATATTGTGATCACAAATGATGAATCTTTTAATCCTTCATACACAAACGCAATATTGCTTAAAGAATACGATGCTAAAAGATCAAGATATCAATTATCTATAGCTCAGCAAAATTATCATTCTGTGATTCCAATTATCGATGCTGTGTCAGGATGGATCTCAGAGCACTGCGAGACTACTTTTGATACTCAGTTAAAGGTATCCTTATCCTTTGATCATCGCCATCTCCAGACACTCTCAAGTGTATCTCAGATGAATCCTACAAAACTGATTCTTAAATTTGATGAAAATGAAGTGTATAAGAGATTTCCAGAACAAAAAGGATCACCCTACGCTTTATCAATTAAAAATCTCGCGCCTATATCAAATTACATAAATGAATCTGAAATTGAAAATAATATCAAGTATATTTTAACTACACCTTATGCTGAATATTATGGAATAAACTTTAAAGAATACACACAAGGAATACTACAATGTAATTATATAGGTGGAAAAGATTATTCATTAAAATCAAAAGAAATAAAAGATGTTCTAGAATATTTCATAATTAAGACTTATCAAAGTATAAATGAAGATGATGAATTTGATGATTTCGAAAAATTTGAAATAAAAAGATTAACTGAGAACTTTGAAAAATTGCAGATGGCTTATTACGATCCAGAAGTTTTCTTAAAGGAATTTTCAAATATTAAAGTCTATGTTGATCTTAAAACATCAGTTCAAACACTTAAAACATATTGGAACAATTTAAGAAAGCCTATATTTGAAATGATCATGAGTGGTGGATTAAGAGAAGGACAAATAAACTATGACGCGCAATTAGGAAGATTTCAATTAAGAAAAGGAAAGCTAAATGGAATTACATTAAAAGACATGGACTTAGTATCTTGTGAATTATCTGGCGTAATGGAAGGGAGCTCATTTATTACATGTGACATTAAAAAATCAAGAATTTATAATTCAAAATTTATAAGTCATAACAAAATAAATGAATCATATTTAAATAGTGCAAGTGTTAATAAAGGAAATGAAATAAATAATTGTTATATACTTAATAAAGAAGAAATTATAAACTGCAAAGTAAAAGAAAGTCTAGTTAAGTTTGCAACACCTGGAAAAAATATTGAAGTTGATGAAAGCAGCACAATTATCGTAAAACAACTGCCATTGCCTGAAAAAACCAACGCAGTTAAAATTGAGGGCATTCGGGATTACAGCTGGATAAAAGGATTAAATAAAACAGAAGATAAAGGTTTTCAAAATAAATATAATAGGAATACATATTTGAAAACGAATCAAAATGATTTATATAATATATGAAAGCTAAATTAATATATGAATTTAAAGAAAAATCTGATCCAATTGAAGATATAGGTATAGGAATAGCAGGAATTCCGACAACTAAAGTTTGGGTAATAAAAACAGAAAAACAAACATATATTGAGCAAATTTTTTTAAGTGAAGAAAAAGCTAAAAGAATTGCAAAAGAAAAAAATGATGAAGCTTATAAATTATCGCGAAAAATTAATAGTATGATGTCAAATAAAGAATTTGAAGAATTCTGGAAAAAAAATAATAAACTACGAATATTTAAGGTTATGACACTAGATGACGCTATTGATTCGATAATAAGTAATATATATGATGAATCTAGATATGATTCAAATTATTAAAAATATGATATAAAAATATGACAAAACAGGAATTGGTTGATATGGTAAACGGCGAGATTACAGCATCTTGTTCTATTCCATTTTCAGTTCCAAGTAAAGAAATTGAGAGAATAATTGATTTGGAGCAGCGATGGATTTTTCGCGAATATCGAGACGCGGTTCAAGATTCTTGGTATGTTCTAGACAAAACTTATTATAATACGCAAGAATGGAAAAATACAAGAACATTTCAGATGCCATCGTGTGTAATGGCTGTTAAATATGTATATGAAATGACATCAGGACAAAGAGTTTTTGGTATTCATGATCCAGATTTAACGTTTGATAGATTAATGGCTGCAGATCTTTATTTAACACCCCTTTCATCAGATCAAATAACTTATAGAACAATACAATGGAGTTTTTGGGATTTAGCAAAACAATTCAACTTAAGAGACATCAATCATCACTTCAGTATTAACACTCATAGATTAATTATCACAGGAAGAGATCCTGTTGAATCTTTGTTCGTTTCGACATTGAATACAATACCTGAAGAAGAATTATACGATGACCCAGTTTTTATTCGATGGGTTATCGCAAAAGCAAAAACACAATTAGCAAGAATAATAGGTACATTTAACTATTCACTAATTGGGGGTATTCAGATTAATTTTTCGGATATAAGAACTGAAGGACAAGATGAATTAAAAGAACTTAAAGACAAGATAAAAAGCGACTCGCCGGGCGATTGGTTTATGATGTTTAGTTAGTTTTTAGATATGAGAAAAATAGTTTTAGAATCTTTATATGAAGGTGTTGCTGATAAATACGCAGAACAAAAATTTGGTATTACAGATAAAGAATCTGAATTTGAAAAATCATATGTAGATTCTCAAGAAACTATAGTCGCCCACGTAAAAGGATATGAAGCATATAGTAAACCAGTTCCAGTAATAAAAAATCCCAAAGATGTTTCAAAAATCGCGCCTTTATCTCGAGGAATTATAGATCTAGAAGGAAATCTCTATATAGAAACATATCCTGCAACATTACACTCAGATATTATTGAAAAATTAAAATCAGCAAATATTCTTCCTAAAAAAGATGTTCAGTGGTGGCTTTTAAATCCTGAAGAAACAGGATATATAAGTGTGCAAAAATCCAAAAAAGACAATGCTATTTATATAGGTGAATCGCACCTACAATTAAAAGAAGAATCAGAAAAATATTATTCTGAAAAATATAGTGACAAAGAAAAATATTTGTCAATATTTAAAAAGTTTTTGCAAAGAGCAGCTTCTAAAAATCCAAAATTTCAATTTATTGCAACTCAAATCTCTGATGTTAATGAATCTTTTGATAAAAGAAAAGAAGATTATAAAAAATCTACGCTTATCACCGATGATAAAAATATAGGTTTGAAGAAAAGAATCATCAAAAAGGTTAAAGATGCGAGTGGAGAAGATGTTAAAATTTGTTTAGTCAATGGTGATTACGTAAATGCCGAAGATCCAGGATTAGGATTCAAAGAATTCACAGAAGGCGGACACTATTATGTGACCAGCTATCCTGGGTATAAGAAATTTATACCTAAAGATGAAATATGGATAGATTCTGTATTTGTTAAAGAACCTGAGAGATTAAAGGGATTTATTCAACATGAATTTATTGAAAGAAATTTAATGAAATACAAAAAATGGACTTATAGTGATGCTCATGAATATGCGAATAAAAAAGAAGCAGAACTAAGAAAAAAATCAGAGAAATAAGGGAGCAACGACTCCCTTTTGTTTTCCTAATAAGATATATAAAATAAAAAGTTAATGATTCAGGACTTATATATTAGAAATCCAGAAGATCCAAATTTTCAATATGGAATACTATCGCATTCTGATGTGATAGAATCAATAATCACAAAAATTCGAGTATTATTATCAACCAACCCAGGACAAGTATTTGCGAATTTAGGTTTTGGAATAGGAATTGAAGATTTAATTTTTGAAACAAGAATTAATAAAACTCAATTAGAAGAAAAAATTAAAACACAAATTGAACAATTTATTTCAGAATCAAAGGATTATAAAATAACTCCAGCTGTTTCGTTTGGAAAAGCTGAGGGCTACGATTATGCTATCATCGATATTTATATTGAAAATCAACGTGTGATAGGACTACTTATAAAATAACAATTAAATTATGGAAATTTTCAATACATCACGCATCAGATTTCACGAGTTATACCAAGATGCACTGAATTTTGTTAAAAACACTTATGGAAGTTTAGGTCAATATTTCACCTTAGCTTCTCCTATGGGTCAATTGCTACAAGTTATATTGCACTATGGACGAATGATTCTTTTTTACAATGAAGATTCGGTAACAGAATTAAATATCAATACGGCTACAAGAACTCAGAATATCAAAGGGTTAGCAAGTTTAACAGGGCATAATCCGTCAAGACCTATGGCTGCAAGGGGAACATTAACTCTACAGTATAATGGAAAAAAATTACCCATAGGCACAAAAATAGTCACTATTCCTAATTATACAACAGTCGCAAATAATCAAAATGGATTGACATATACAATAGTGCTTCCTGGAGAAGAAGCTATGTTTGATTTAACTAGTGTTACAAATACGTTAGAAGTTAATATAGTTCAGGGAAAGGTGGAATATCAGCAGGTTACAGGAACCGGAGATCCGCTTCAATCATTTAATTTTCAAAATAAAAAAGGAGCCTCTATAGATAATTATTATATAAATGTCTTTGTAAATGGAGTTAAATGGGAAATAGTCAATTCAATACTTGATATGACACTTGATCAGGAAGCTGTAATAGTTAAAACAGGACAAACTGGGGGTATCGATATATTCTTTGGAAATAACTACAATGGCGCAATACCGCCATACGGCGCAACAATATTGGTTGAATATCTTATAACTGACGGTGCCGCAGGAAATCTTAACACAATGGCGAATAATTTAGCAAATAATTGGAAATTTTTAACTTCAGGTTATTTACTCAATGGTGAAGAAGTTGATCTTAATAAATGCATCAATGTTACGATTAAAAACGAGATTATGTTTGGTGCTCAAGAAGAACCTCTCTATTTAACTCGATTATTAGCACCAAGAATGTCAAGAAGTTTTGTTCTCGCAAATGAAAATAATTATATCTATTTTTTAAAGAAACTTAATATTTTCACAATTATTGATGCGATTCCAGGATTTGCAACGTTTGAAGATCAATATGCTCTTGCTAAATACAATCAGGCAAAATCTACATATGAAGATTTAAATATTGAATATCGTAATTTAGTATCTACTTATGGAGTTACTTCAAGTCAAGCAACTAGTAAAAAACCTGAATTGGATAATGCCGAACAGCAGCTTTACTATTATCAGAAAAAAGTTGAAGAACAAAAGAAAGATGATAACACAGTTTATTTGTTTTTAGTTCCCGATGTTACTAAAAGAATTTCAACAAATGATAATTATTATACATGTAATTTATCTTCATTTATTTTATCAGATACTGAAAAACTTTCGATATTAGATTTAATTGAACAAAGCGGTCAAAGAATATTAACGGTTGATAATGTTATATTGAATTTACAATTTCCAAAATTCTCATTAAATATGTCGTTGATATTATGGGAAGGAGCAATTTATGATACAGTTCGTCAGGATATTATCTCAAAAACATCAGAATATTTCTTAACAAATACACGAAGAGACAGAATTCCTGTTTCTGATCTTATTAAAATAATTGAAGACATTGACGGAGTCGATTCAGTGAATGTTTGGTTTGATGCATCAAAAGATAATTTGAATATTTATAAAACACATTACGGAATTGATGATTATGGAGACATTATTTTAGAGAGATATGTTAAAGACGCATTTGGAAATAATGTTCCAGTTAAAGACATATATCCTTTGATTCGTGGTGGATTTGAAAATGCACAGGGAACTTATTATGAAGATAGTTTAACAAAAAATAAATTAAGTACGCTTAATATTCAAGTGCGAGGCTATACAACGAAAAATATAAACTCTGAAAATAATTTAGCAATATTGAATAATATATGAAATTAGTTAAAGAACATATAATACTTGAGAAATTCATGCAAGACTCGGATCCA